CTTTTTCTTGAGCCATTCTTTAACTTCAAGACCAAGTGCCTTTTCTTTAGCATCAGTTGTTCTGCTCTCTGGGGTATCGACACCAGCAAGACGAATTCTTTTTTCTAAACTTATAGAGAACCCCAGATCAATAGCAGCATCTATTGTATCTCCATCCACAACTTTTAAAACAGATTTAATTCTGTAGATATAAGGATCCTTATCCATTAGAAGGGCAACTTAAACTTCTCACTATTTAGTTTTGGAATAGGTAATTTTTCAAATGCTTTATTGACTTGGTTCTCTACAACCTTACCAACAAACTGTTCTGGGTTATTCAGAATCTTCTGTGCTTTTTGGTAGGTGATATATGCTCCTACACCAATCGCAGCACTAATGCTCAGACTTGTGAGTGATAGTATCAGACTTAAATGCTTCATCGTTCATCTCCTTATGTGCTAAATTTAATATGTAGTAAATGCAATATGCCGTAAAAGCAAGACCGCAAGATAAAATTATAACAACTCCCCAAGGAAAATCCATTAATACTTACCCTCAGTACAATACTCTACTTTCTTATTTGGATAATAAGGATACTTACCTTCTTGTGGTTTCATCCATCCACAACCAATCAACCAATCCATCGTCATTGGTGTAGGACGAATTTGATCCCACAGAGGTCCCTTGGAGCACATCTCTAACTTTTCAGCAGTAACATTCGATTGTTCTTCTGCCCAGTTTGCATCTGCTTCCCAAGGAATTGCACGACTTTGCATCATTGATTCATAAGTTAATCTAGTTTGCTTCATTACCCAAGCAGGTATTTCACTATCTTGATGCACTTGTGCCATAAAGGATGTTTGCAATCCACCACCCATACAGTCTTGAACCACATGCCATCCTTCATGCCTCATCGTTCCTAGAAACTCTCTAGGATCTTTGAGAAGAGTTTCATTTACAAAGAAACGATTATAGTTTGGTTTATATAATCCTACTGTTCTTGGTGTAAAATATCTTTCCTCTGCGACATATACAGGGACATTTACACTATCAAGAGCAGAAATAATTCTTTTTAGTTCTTCTCTGAATGGATCAAAGTCGGGATCATTTAATAGTTCAGAATCTACCGTGAGTTTTTCTATACCCTCAGTGCATTCTAGGAGTATCATACAACCCATTGCCTCTGCACTATAAGGTCTTACTGTTGGTTGTTTTGGTTCTAACGATGATGCTATAGCAGGAAATGCTAAAGATAAAACTAAACCAATTGAGGTGAATAACTTTTTCATTCGTTCCACCAACCTTCTTCTTTGTGTATCCAGATTTTCAAATCTTTGACATATTTTCTCAAGATCTGGGCCTGTTCTTCATGCCAAAAATCACCCGTCTCCATGTGAAGACGGGTGTGATTATCTATAGCTTTGAGTATTTGGTGGATTGGAGCATTCCAACACTCTCGTTTAGGAGTGTTCCATTCTCTTGGCATGGGTATGTAAATGTGTAAATTTGATTTTCACTTAAAAAATCAGTTTGGCATAAATCAGAACCAACTATCACATGCCCAACAATAGTCAAAGTCACAAACTCAATCATTTTTTCTTTCCACCATTCTTTGCCTTTTTGGCAGTTGCGTTGCCTTGATTTTGTTTGGGTTGTTTACCAGATCCTTTCTTACCTTTATTTGCCGATTTTGCCATCAGAGATCTCCTCTCTGAAATGGTTTTTCTTCATCAACCTTTGCTTCAAGTGCTTCCACTCTCTCTTCAAGTGATGCATCAGAATCAACTAAAGGTAATTCTTCAGTTCTCGTTTGAATTGGTTCTTCCCAAACAAGTTCTGGAGGAGAAGGAGGAGAAGGAGGAGTTTCTACAACCTCTTCTCTTCTAGGTTCTGGTTTTTTTTCATCCTCATCATCACCACCTTTTTTCATAGTATTAATACCAAAGGTAGCAGCAGATGCGGTGAATACAGTAGCAATAAATGTTGGGTCCATCTTAGAAAGAGCACCAGCATAACTTGCAGTAAGTAATGCAGCAGACCATCCAAGAATAGCAACACGAATCACAGTATTCATACATGTTTCCCTTTTCTTTTGTTTATCCATCAGTCCGTGTGATGATGTTCTACCTGATATTTAGGTTAATTAGAAGTGCTATCAACTCCCGAGTTGTTTCAACTAAATGGTTGAAACTATTTATCATCCCTTCTTCCAAGATTCACCTTCTGCTTTTCTTCTACGAGCAAGACCTGCTTCCACATTTGAACCAGGATTTCGGTAGAGATAAAGAGCATCAGGAACTAAATCCCACTCTTTATTTTTCAGGCGTTTAGTAATAGTATTAAAGTTATCACCACCGTAAAAACCGGCACCAAGATTATAAGCAAAGCTGAGCAAAGCGCCTCTTTTTCCATCTGACATCTCGTTCCAATGTGGGATTTTGCGAAGTGATGGAAGGAACTGATTCTTACACTGTTCAATCAGAAGTTCATCTGCTTCTTGCTGAGTTAAAGTATCACCAAGTTTAAATGACGAACCATCTTTCTTACGGGTTGATCCCCAACCAATTGTGATTGGAAGTCCTCCAGTTAGGGGATCAGGATAAGCATTTAAATGACATCCTTCAAACTCTTTGATTAGTTTAATGCCCATCATTGGAACATCATCACTACCTGTTTGGGCAGCACCAGTAGAAGGAGCTGCCCCTCCTACTTTCCCAGTGGTTTACCACAATGAGGGCACACCTCTGCAGCAGCAGAAGCAGAGGCTGGTTGTGCTTTCTTGCCTCTGTAAATCTCTGCCCAATCCACATTGTCTTCAAGATAATCATTTGGAAGATTATCTTCTAACCACTGAACTGCTTTAACGTGGTTGGGGTTCTTCTCGTCATAAAATTTGAAGAAGTTATGTAAGTCGATTCTTGCCATTGTTGTCTCCGAAATACCGTTGATAAAGTTCGTTTGCTTCTATATGCTTACCATTATTTGTAAGATCTTTAATCACTTTAAGCATCTTTCGTTTAAAATTAATCGAAGATTCGTCCCCATCCGTCAGACCCGTTAGGGGCCCAACGGTGCTTAAGAACTGCTTTTGTGTAAATAGTCTTCTTACCATTTTCAACTGGACCACTATAATTGTCATTTAATGATCCGTATGGATCATTAATATAATACCCCTTACCGTCTGGAGTTTTACCAATCACAACACACATATGCCCACCAGTAGGTGCAGAAAGAGAACCCCTATGGAGTATGCCAATAATAACGGGCTTCCCATCGTCCAAACTTTTATCGATATCATCAAAAGATAAATTGTAACTAAAGTGTGACTTAACACCATAACTTGCCAGAACCTTCGTCTGTACGGCATGGTCAGTCGTATCACCAATTGCAAATACTTTCTTAACGTATTCATCATCACCTTTAATTGAACCTGGTTTCAAATAAGCAAGGCACATTGCACAGGAAGATGAGTTACAAGTTCTATGTGCATCTCTGTAGTTATCTACCTGATTAAAATAAGGAACAGGCAACACTGCAGGTGTAGGTGGAGCAGTCCTAAAAATACCCACCCAATCGGATTGCGAATCATCCAGGAACTTATCTGGAAGATTATCCTCCAACCACTGAACTGCAGCAACGTGGTTGGGGTTCTTATCATCATAAAACTTAAAAAAGTTATGAAGATCGATTTGCATATTAATACCTAAATTATTATACTATATCTAGTAATTTATATATAATTAATTGATTTTTAATTGAGTTAATTGATCTGGATCTCCAAAGTTTCCAGATATGAATGTATTAAAAGATATACTTATTCTATCATTATCTTTTTCATTTTTTGGAACATAATGTTCAAGGTCAGATGAAAAAAGAACAATATCATTTTTTTTCACTGGCAATTTCCACTGACTAGAATTATATCTAGTCCATTCCTGTGGAATAATTTGAATCATTTTATGATCAGATTTAGAAAAAGTAATTATTTCTTCATCACCACTTAAATATAAAACTCCACTAATAAAACTATTAGGATGCTTATGTGGATGATGTGACTGATCTTTTTTTGTAATGTTAATCCAAGATTGTGTTATGTATATAAGTACTTTATCTAAAGGATTTGGATCATAAATTTTTTCAATAAACTCTTGACATCTTTTAGTAAGTTCATGTTTTAAAATTTTCAAGTTTTCATGATTTAAAACATAATTATCTTCACTACAAATATTATAATAATTTGATGTCATTTTAAATGATTCAAATGTATTCTTTTCAATACCTGTAAAATTTCTATTCAATTGCGTTTTTCCAACTATAGTTGGAAAAAGTTCAATAATTTCCATATTTAAAATTAAATTTGTAAAATATTTTATCTAATATCTAAATTCTTCTATCTTATCCAATAGTTCATTTAAATGTTTATTTGCAAATGTTTTTGGGTCTGAAGTGAAGTATGGTTGATTATTTAATTTATGTTTTTGTTTTAAAATTAAATATTTAATATCATCTTTTGTTATTTGATTTCTTGGCATAAAAAAGAAAACTCTGCGACCTATTTAGACCGCAGAGTTTTAAATTAAATATACTGTATTATTTAAAAATTATATTATTACTTATACAGTTGTACCTACCTTGACAGAAGATGTCACATATTCAAACACTGAATCTGGAGTTGTTACTTCATATGGATCAGTGTCTGCATTATCACTTTTATTATTTTCTACAAATAGTTTTTCAATAATGCCATTATTCACAACAGCAGCATAACGCCAAGACCTGTCACCAAATCCAAGATTAGACTTATTGACGAGCATACCCATAGAACGTGTGAAGTAAGCATTTCCGTCTGGGATGAGTTTTACTTTCTCAATGTTCTGGTCCTGTGCCCAGGCATTCATCACAAACCCATCATTAACAGAGATGCAGTAAATATCGTCGATGCCACTACCAATAAAGTCGTCGTATTTCTCTTCGAATCCAGGTAACTGATAGGCACTGCAAGTAGGAGTGAAAGCACCAGGCAGGCTAAAAATGACAACACGTTTGCCATTGAACAGATCAGCAGATGTTTTATTTACAAATTCACCAGATTCACGAAACACAAATTGAACTTGAGGGATTTCGTATCCTTCTCTACGCATAGAAACTTCCATATTTTTATTTGTCCTATTCAAAAATTTATTAATAACAGTATTAAATTTCATCACCAAATTCCAGGAATTACTTGACCAGTCAGAAGATAAGAACCTGCAGCTGCAAGAAATCCCATCATTGCAAAACGACCATTCCAACGTTCGGCAGTTTCAGTAAAAATTTTACTCATTTGTTTTTCTCCTTTAATTAGTTTACTTTAAAATAGATAGATGTTTCACCAATGCTTATAAAGTTTAGGGGCAAGGTAAGGTTGAGTGAAAACTTGTTTAAATGACATAGTTTTCAATTCTTCTTTTTGTTCTGGGGATAAAGATCCCCATCGAAGATAGGCAAAAATATACTTAAGCATTATATGGATGTTTTTGTTTTAGTTCAGGATTTGATTCTGAAGGAACGATTGGATTCCTTGATTTATTTTTAATTACAATGAAAGCATCGTTTTGGTAAGATACAGTTCCAAATGGTTTTGCCCATTTTGGATTTGCATTTGGACTAGTAGCAGTTCCTGTTACTGCTACTCCTCCAATCTCTACAGAGATATCATCATCAAATCCCCATCCAAGTTCTTGAAGGGCAATTCCAAGTTGCCCAAGCATTCCAGGACTCACAGGTTTTCTTCCTGCTCAGTAAGAATCACACAGTCACTGGTCGGGTATGCTACACAAGTGAGTACCCATCCATCAGAAAGTTGCTCATCATCAAGGAAAGATTGCTCCTCATTATCTACAGTACCACTAATCAGTTTGCCAGCACAAGCAGAGCAAGCACCTGCCTTACACGACGAAGGAAGATCAACTCCTGCTTCTTCTGCTGCTTCTAGAATATACTGATCATCAGCACATTGAATAGTAGTTTCAGTGCCATCAGGGGATTGGAGAGTAACATTAAAAGTGGTCATTAGTAAGTTTCGCAAATTTTTTCAACGGATGCTGCCAGTAAAACAAAAAAGGCAACTGATGTTATTGTAAAGATAGTTGAAGTCATTGTCAACCCTCAGAAGATCCCGAAGAAGAATTTGTCAGTGAGAGCATAAGAAACAAAACCAGCAATAATGCCGACCATTGCCCAACGTCCATTATACTTCTCCTTTACTTGGTTAGGTGTATCCATACCATAGTTCTCGTAGTACATGGTGGGTTCTTTTGCGAACATATTCTGCTGACCATGTTCATTAGTTGTAACTGTCATGATTGTGAAGATTTATTAACTCTGTTAAATATATAGGAATTGTTAAGATTTGTCAACTTCCTTGCTTTCAGTAATCCGTCCTAGATACGGATCATAATCAGTCAGTCTAGTGATATTCATTTCATGACCTTGAGTTTTCCAAAAATTCAAAAGTCCATCATGACTTTGTTTATGAAAAATATCTACATGTTCAGGGTGAATAGAAGATCCTAATGAAATTCGATACAAGAATAAAGGAATTGAAAAAGTATTTCCAGAATTGTAGATAAGATCATCTGCAACTGCACGAGGTTTTACACCGTTATCAAGTTTATATTTTTCATCTTTACAGTGCAATTTAACTATCTTTTGAGCATGATGACGAGTAATCATATATGCTGCTGTTGAAAAATCATTTACAAATCTTTTATGTAAAACTACATGAAGTGGTCCAGTGCATATAATTGCAAGTTGAATTACATCCCAATCATAAGGAATTTTTGAAAAGAATTCACTCCAAGTAAAATTCCAATGAGAAACAGTTTGGAGATCTACATCATCTTCCATAATAATTGCATATGGACTATCAGATGTTTCCAACCAGTGTTTTATTGCTTTTAGATGTGATGTAGTGCAACCAATTTCTCCAGAACTCATATTTTCTGGATATCTTCCTTTAATAATGTCACTTAAGTCATCTTCTCGTCCATCATATGCAGAGATTCTTTCATAATTTTCAATTTCCCAATATTTAAATTGGTTTTCCATATATTCTCTTCTATCTTCTTGATCGTCCAAATTTAAGTAATAAATTGGTCCTATATTTTTTAATTTATATGAAGATTTGTTTTTATCTGTTGAAAATTGAACTGTCATATTTTGCTTCTCTTTTTGAATAACATTTTCTATTGATGGAATGTAATACTCTTCTACTATAGTTTTCCATTCAAACTTTTTAGAGTATTCTTTAATTTCCTCCCTATGAGATATTGAATATTTTCTATTTTTAATTATTTCTTTTTCTACATACTCAATATCATTTATTTTATTTTCTGGAATTACTGTAATAAAATCTTTGGTTACATCTAAATTTGCCTTAGCATATTCACTTACAACTAATCCAAGTCCTGCAGATAGGGCTTCCATACAAACGAGTGGATGTGCTTCACCATCTGATAAAAGAACTAGATTTCCATAGTCAGTCAGATTATTATAAAGGGTTTCCTTATTCCACTCCCCAAGATAATTTTTTTCTTTATCAAATTCATCACTGGCAATATTTCCAGCATAATATAAAGAATCTATCGATTGAAATAAGTGCTGCCTCTTTCTATAATCTATTTTTGCTAAGTATATACTTCTATCAGGATATTCTGGAGTAGTCTTATATGTAAAATTAGAAGAATTAACTCCATTAGGAGTTAGATAAAGATTTTCTTCAGGTATAGAAACTAAAGAATTATATACATTTACTATTTCCTGAGACAAACAAAAAACATTTGGTGAATAAGTTTTAAAATGATTTAAAACATTAACGTATGATCCTATTTTTTCTGGAGTTTGTAAGTATGCAAAATGAGTTGTTATTGCCTTTGGATATTGAATAAATGGATAGGCAACTATCATATCATCATATTCAAAATGAACAAAATCTGGATCAAAGTCTTTTATTTGATCTATAATTTCATTTAAATTTTGTGTGTTTACAATTTGAACTTGATGTCCAAGTTCTTCATATGCATTTTTAAGATCCCAAATAAGAATTTCTACCGCACCCCATCCAGTAGGGGGAATTGGCATAATACCTGGACCAACTATTGTAATTTTCATTCCATCTCCTCAATATTTTTCACATATTTTTTTACAAGAGTTTCCCAAGAAAAATTTTGTATTCCATAATTTCTAATTTCATTTCTCATAGATAATGAAATTTTTCTATTTTCAATTAATTTCTCTTCAACATAATTTATATCATTCCAATATTCATCATCAATTACAGTAACAAAAGGAAGATTTAAATCCAAATCATGTGCTGCATATTTAGAAACTACAACACCCAATCCACAAATCAATGCCTCTTTGATGACTAATGGTGTACCATTTTCACCATCAGATAACAAAAGCATATTTGCATAATGTGTAACCTGCTCTAATTTATGCTGATGGTCCCATTCTCCAAGATAGTTCTTTTGAATATCAAATGATGTAGTTGGAGTATAGTGTCCAACAAAATCAATAGTATCAATAGATTGGTAAATGTCTTGTCTTTTCCTAGGTTCAATTTTCCCCAAATAAAGAGTCCTATCACTCTTTTCTGGTTCTAGAGTGTAAAAATAATCTCTATGTTGTGCACCATTTTTACAAATTAAAAGTTTTTCTTTTGCTGCATTATCTTTCAAATAAGTATTATAATCCTTTTCTGAGATGCAAAAATTATAATATTTTTTGTTTGAAATTAACCATTTATAAATTCTATCATATCCATCAAACTTGTGCCTTTCAGGTTGGTCAATATATGGATAATGTGAACTAATAGCAAGTTTTGAATTTGGACATACTTTTCTAATATCGTCCATCAAATCATAAAATACATCATAGTGAACATGAATGAAATCATATTCATCTTCTTGAAGATCTGACAAAATTTGAGATCTATCTGGGGTGTTAATTATTGCTCCTTCATGACCAAGTTCACCAAGTTCTGTTGCATAGTCCCAAATAAGACTCTCAACTGCACCCCATCCTTTAGGAGGTATTTCAATAATACCAGGACCAACTAATGCTATTTTCATTTTTCTAAATAACAAACTTTTTTAAAATTATCAATAAAACTATCAGTTATATCAGATTGCCTATCTCTAAAATAACTTAAAGTTGGTATTTCTTGAATATCATTATGAAATGCGAATACTTTTTTATACTCTTCGTCTTGAGGATTTTTCCCATAGAAGGTTTTCTCATCTTCATCAAAATACAGAGGCATCTGTTCTCTTTCAGAACTATGATTCATAGATCCATTAGTAAACTTATATCCCCCAGTTTCATTTAAAGTTACCGATAATATAAATTCATCAGTTATCCCTTCTATATCATTATAAGATTTTACATTCTCAAAAATGGAATTAAAATTTTCAGAAAATTTTTCAAAAATATAGTTATGTTTATCTTTTTGAAACAAAAACAACCCAGAAGAAACATATGGAATTTTATCTGGTTCTGAGATAAACTTTGCAGATGATGTTCTACTGACTCTAACATTAGAAATGTAATCATTAAGTGTAGGAACCCACCAATGATTACATATCAGGAAATCTTCAGAAGATTCTTCAATTAATTCATCTACTCTATCATTAATTATTACAGTATCAGTATCCATATAAAAACAATATGGAGTATCAAGATATTCATATAAATGATATCTCATTTTCCAATAATGAGGTTGGAACCAATCATCATTTGATTCATTTTTAACTGGAAAATGGATTACTTTAACATTATCTAACCCATTTACATCCAACCTATTGTCTGCATCCAATACTAAAATATTGTATGGTTGACTTATTTTTTCTAAGGATTCAATAGATCGCAAAAGATTATTATAGTGTTTATCTTTTCCACCAACGATATATCCAAATGTAATTTTATTCATAGAATTTCTTATATTGATGTATTATAGCATAATTATTATTTTCCCAATTGGGATTATGAGTTACCTCAGTATGAAAAGGATTGACTGTATATTGCTTACCACAAATATAATAGTACACAGTCATAAAAAAGTCTACCCATCCAAATCTATGGTCTACTTCTTTTTTAACATATTCAATTTCCTTTTCAAATATAGAATAAATTCTATCATAGTTTTCTAAAAATGTTTTAGTTTTAAATATGGATCCTCCACCAGAACCATACCAATCATTATGAAATACTGCTCCATATTTTGAACTAAAATATTCCATCAACTCTGGATTAAATTTATTGCCAGGAAAAGACATTCCAGAAAATTCTACATTTTCATTTACTTCCAGAGTATTTCTAATGTGAACATCATCTTCCATCATAATTAAATGATCAGATTTAGTTACTTCACACCCCATTTTAAATCTAGAGATCCACTCCAAAACTTCATCTGAAGTATATCCATATATCCCAGATGGATCAGTATGATGCCTATATCCAAGATTAATTGGAGAGTGATGATAAATGCAATTATATTCCTTTGCCAAATCAGAAAAATCATCCCCACCATCAGATACTAAGAAGTAAGGATTAGTAGGATGATATTTTCTAAAACTTTTTATTGCTTCTTCTGTAGCAACTTTATTTTTATAAGATTGATGATAAGCACCTAATATCATTTAAATGTCCTAGAGAAGTTTTAACATTCCATTTACCCTATTGAGGTAAGTATGATTTTTTCTTACATAATCCATCTGCCTCAGGATTAATTTTTTATCGTCTTTATATTTTAAACCTTCCTCAAATAAATCCGAAATATTTTCTTTATATATTACTTCAGGTCCTGCAAATTCTGCAAGCAAGGATGAATTAGTAAGTCCCAATTGACCATAACTAATACTTTTAAAAATTCTACAACTTTTCAATCCCCATTTTTTATGAGTTTCATTTCTTAAATCTGGAGATAAGAAGGATCTTTGCATATAATCCATCATTATATCATCATCAAGTGGACTTTGCCAAGGGTTAGACCATCCAAATTTTACACCTATTTTATCACAACATTCTGCAAATTCTTGTATCATTTTAGCATTTGCAAATCTACCCTCATTAGAAATGCTGCCGATAAAATAGTAAACATTTTCTCTCTCAATGTTGACCCATTCATCAATTATCTCATGGGGAAGTAAATTAGTTGCCCATGCAATGTATATTACTTCATACCCATAGTCTTTAGACTCTTTTGGATTATATAGAACACCACAATCTAACTCTTCACAAGATTCTTCATCCAAAACATACTCATAATTATCATTGTCCATACTTTTCTGATGATATCTTATATCAATCAATTTCTTAACTTTTCCAAGATATTTTTCAGGATTTACACAAACATGAACAAAATAGGTGCTAGTTTTTCTTAATGGAATATTTTTATCCGCATATCCTTCTGTAATAAAAACACAATTGTCATAATCAAAATCATCAGGATAATTGGAATCATCAAACCAATATACTTCATGATCCAAATAATCCAATGTTTTTTTAAATGAATCGTGAATATATGAGTGAGTATGAGAATGTAAAGGATATCCCCAAATTATAAATTTCATGTTATTTCTCCAGATTAAAGCAAAGTATGATGAATATCAAGTAGTTTTTGTTTTTATTTTTCCTAACATATAATCTTCAGCCTTTTTAGTTTTATTGCTTATGCATTTTAATTCAGAAATTAAATTCATATCTACATGATCGGGATGAACCCACCAATCTTCAAAAGGATGAGAATCATCCACAGAGATATTGTTTACCACTAATTCATATCCATGCTTTTTAAAATATTTCCTAGATGCATCTCTAACTTTTGTATTTTCACTATTTTCATCTTTATGATTATAGTAATCATGTTCAAATACAATTACTGAAAATGTATACTTATCTAATGGAATTTTTTTAAGTGCTTTAAAAGTAGTAGCAGGAGGTTCACAATCTACTTGAAGAAAATCAAAATGTGGTCCCATGTTTACCACACGAAATAAATCATCATAATCTACTTTAGTAGCATCTCCCTGTGCAATTGCATTTTTAC